CGACGGCCTTAACCCATATGATTTCCAAGATAAAAAAAAACAAAAGTCTTATAGCGACACAATGTCACACCAAGGGACGGCGCATATTATTTGTACGTGGCATAACGACACACAACGACGAATAAGACGACTTGCGCTACCCACTTAAGTTAGGGTGTCAAGAAAAAAGATTTGTTATATATCAACGACTTATAAAATAGTTAAAATAATTAGTTTACACTTTAGTATATTTGGGCATTATATATAGGTAAGAGGCACTACTTAAGTCTTAACTATAGCTTGTTGTTGTTATGTATCCCTACTAGGTTACAAAGACATAAGTAGAGACTTAAGTAGTGGCCTATCAAATTCCCCCCACAACCATGACGAACCTTTCCAATTGTCGCTAATCAAAACTAGATGTGGTCATGCCGATGTAGGGTTTATTTTATTAAGGCAGAAGAGAACTATGACTATACAAGCTACAAAGTACAGCGAAGTTATCGCTAAGAAAGTTACTGATGGCATCAAGAGTGGTGTCTCTGTAAAAGATATTATGGGGTCGATCCAGCAATATCAAAACGCTCCTTCCAGTTCAGCTACATTCTATAAGTTGTACGGACAGTTAATAAAACAGACTAGAGCTGACTCAGTAGAACAAGTAGGTAATGTCGTTTACAACATGGCAATACAAGGCGACTTTAAAGCCGCAGAGTTTTACTTAAGATCTAAAGGTGGATGGTCTCCTAACAGTACTGTGAATGAAGTAGAGCAAGAGGTAGAACCAGATGAGGATCTAGCCGCAATAGATAGCGTTATGTCGCTACTAGGAAAGAATACAACTCCCGATGAAAATAACAGCTGATGACTTAAGAGTATTACCCGATGCAGAAGTACACAGAATACTAAAAGAGATTGGACCTGCAAAGGCTGATGAACTTAGGTATGACTGGAACTTCTGGGCTAGACCTGACCAGTTAGAACCGAAAGGTGACTGGACAACATGGATAGCATTAGCTGGTCGAGGATGGGGTAAAACTCGTGCTGGTGCAGAATGGGTAAGACACAGGATTAAGAAGGGTGATAAAATTGTTCACTGCGTGGCTCCAACTAAAGGGGATGTACGTAGAGTTATGGTTGAAGGTGACAGTGGCCTTTTAAACGTCTGCTGGAAAGGTGATAAAACATATAGAGGTAAACACTTAGGTTTCCCTATTTGGTCGCCAACTAATAGTACACTAACATGGGAGAATGGAGCTAAGGCTGTTTTCTTCTCTGCTGAAGATCCAGAACGACTACGTGGTCCACAGGCATACAGTGCTTGGACTGACGAACTTTGCGCTTGGCGCAACGCACAAGAGACTTGGGACATGATGATGTTCGGTCTACGTCTAGGACGTAAGCCACAAGTCTTTGTAACAACAACTCCCAAAACAACAAAACTACTAAGAGGTATAATTGCTGATGATAATACATACATCAGTAAGGGTAGCACATTTGATAATGCGGCTAACTTAGCAGGTACTTTCTTAGATGCAATTAAGAAGACTTATGAAGGCACACGTCTTGGTAGGCAAGAATTATACGCAGAGATATTAGACGAAGCGTCAGGTGCGCTTTGGAATAGGAAGCTCCTACATTCATGTGAGGTAGACAAGGACGAAGTTCCCCATCTAGCACGTATCATAATTTCCATCGACCCTGCGGTCACAGCGAATACTGATAGTGATATGACTGGTATTGTTGTCGCTGGCATAGATGTTAACGGAGTAGCCTACGTATTAGAAGATCACACTGATCGTTACACACCGCAACAATGGGCATCTAAAGCCATTGAGTTATATCGCAAACACATGGCTGACCGCATAGTAGCGGAGAAGAACCAAGGTGGAGATATGGTGCGTCACACTCTGCATACTGAAGACGAAAACGTGCCAGTCAAACTTGTTCACGCAAGTAGAGGCAAAATGGCTCGTGCTGAACCTGTCTCTGCTTTATATGAGCAAGGTAAAGTCAAACACGTCAAAGGATTGAATGATTTAGAGGATCAGATGGTACAGTGGGAACCTTTAGGGTCCACAGGCTCACCAGACCGTCTTGATGCAATGGTATGGGCTATAACGGATCTATCACTTAATGGATATGCAAAACCACAGCTAGTTCTGGCATATTCTAACGCTAAAGGCTTAAAGTAAAATGGTAAAGAAACTCTCACAGACGGAATCGACAGGTATATTAGGTATATCTGGTGAAAACACAATTAACGGTCAGATAAGGTCTGATGAGTTTCTCCCTGAGTTACGAGGCAAAAAAGCGATACGAAAGTACCGTGAAATGCGTGATAATGATAGTACTATCGGTGCAGTTATGTACGCTACAGAACAGGTTTTACGCGATGTAGACCTAAAAGTTTGTCCTTGTGACGATTCTGAAGAAGCTAAACGCGAAGCTGACTTTGTTGAGAGTGTTTTGTGTGATATGGATCATACGCTAGACGATCACATAGCTGAAGCTCTATCTTGTTTGTCGTATGGCTTTGCATGGTTCGAAGTAGTATACAAACGCAGAGTTGGTCCTACACAGTCAAATGATAAGAAGAGATCTAAGTATACTGACGGTAGAATGGGTGTACGTAAGATAGCAATGCGCGCACCTTGGACAGTATCTAGGTTTGACGTAGACAATAAGACTGGTGATATACAAGGCGTTTATCAGGACGGTGGTTATGCAGGTACTACTAAACATTACATACCTTCTCGCAAGAGCTTGTACTATCGTACTACTAGCCTTAATGGAGACCCTAGTGGTCGTTCTATCTTGCGTAACGCATATACTTCTTATGAGTATCTTAATAACTTACAAGCTATTGAAGCGATTGCTGTAGAGCGAGAGTTAGCAGGTATTCCAGTAGCTCGTATTCCTTCGGAGTACTTATCACCTGACGCTACATCATCACAAGTACAGTTTAAGTCTAATCTTGAGCAGATACTACGTGACGTTAAGTTTAATGAACAAGGTTACATAATTACTCCTTCAGATACTTACCCTGATAAGGATGGAAGTCCTACTAATATTAGGTTAGTTGACGTAGAGCTTATGTCTTCAAGTGGTTCTAGGAACATCGACATTGACCCCATAGTAAAAAGGTATCAACACGATATCGCTAGGAGTGTCTTGTCAGAGTTCCTAATGCTTGGTAGTCAAGGCGGTTCATACGCTTTGTCGAAGAGCAAGACAGACTTGTTCCTCCGCGCACTTGAGAGTTACATCCAGCAAATTGTCGATGTCCTCAATAAGCAGTTAGTTGAGAGACTATGGGAGTTGAACGGTCTGGACTATTCTCTAATGCCAACTATTGAAGCTGGCGATGTCGCACCTCACGATTTACGTGAGATTGCAGGGTTCTTACGTAACCTTAACGGAGCAGATATTAGCGTTAGCGACCACCCAGAGGTTATACAAAACCTTATGGATATAGCAGACCTAAATTATGATCCTGATAAGGAACTAGAAACAAAAGAACAGGAAGAAGAATAATGGCATTTTTAGACAACAGGGTGTTTGATAATGGTTTAACCATCTTAGACACAGAAGCTAACGTAATTCACGTAACTTCAGCAGAAGCTACGACTTATACAGCGGCTACATCTACACTATCACTAGGTAACTCTACCTCACTTTCCATTGCGGCCCCTTCAGACCGTACTGGTGGTGGACGCAAAGTCACTGTAGAGGCTGTTACAGGTGGATCAATTACAGGTACAGGTACAGTTACTCACTACGCTCTTGTAGATACTAACAACTCACGCTTGTTAGCTACAGCGTCTCTCACATCATCACAGTCAGTTACAAGTGGTAACACTTTTACACTGGCCTCATTTGATATTGGAATACCAGACCCTGCTTAATACAACAACAATTTATACGGAGTCTATGAATGACTAAAGTTTTTGCAAATAGAGTAAAGGTTAACACCTCTACTACTGGTACAGGTACAATTATACTAGGTACAGCTTTGTCAGGATACCAGACTTTTGAAGAAGGTGGAGTTGCAAATAGCAACACAGTTAGTTATGTTATTGAAGATGGAGATAACTGGGAGATAGGCACAGGTACT